TCCCCCTCCAGCATAGGGCCTCTTGATCGGATGGCTCATCAGGAAGGGTGTAATTATAGTCATTAAAGGCATTCTCGACTATTTGTACATTATCATTGTATTTAGAATAAAGTCCTTTTAATGCTGGTGTAGTTGTAGTCACAACGTCGGACATTTTCAGAAATTCAACAATAATTTTTTTAGTATCTTCTTTGCTGAAATGTTCATGGCAATGGTTGTATTCTGGAACATCAAAAAGGTTATCGTCATAGTCAACCCACAATTTAACATTAAAATCTTTAGCCATCTTACAAGCGCTGTAAAACTCAACACTTTGAGGGCGCTCTAGATAGAGGATGTCCGTATTAGTTATCACGTGCCACTCAATTTCACTTATAGGATCTATCTTTATTCTATCATCCAATCTAGATAAATAAGGAAAGACCCCATATGACCGATAATAGCTACAAGCACCATGTGGATATTGTGCACCAATTTTTATGTTTATCATGGCTACACCTCCATGACATGGCATTTATCAAGATCAAGTTTCCATACATGCAGCCACTCATATATTTGATCTTCACTACATGCCGATTGAAAAGTAAGCTCTAGTTCATCACCTGGATGTATTTCTGCCTCTTCAGCATCTATACGGTGTAAAAATCCAGTCAATAGTAATACACAAATTGGGTCCTCTGTCTCAAACCTCACAATATAATCTTTCATTTAATCACCTCACTTTTTTTGATTGCAAAATGTTATTTCTTCAATTTGTACTCTATGTGATATTAACGCACAGTAATACATATTGACAAGCGCTGTTTTCCCGTTGTCCAACTCTGGGGACTCAATAATAGTATGCATTAAACTGACACACCCTTTACAATAAAATTCTTCCTTCATAGCTTTGAAACCTCACATTTTATTTTTTCTATGTTCTCGCGTATAGTACTGCCTTCAGTGTTAAACAAATAGGCCATAGTATTTTTACAGTGCCGCGTTATCGTTCGTATAGGCATATCGTATTTACGCTCAAGTTCTCTCTGACTAAGTCCTCTATAATAATCAATAAACAATTCTACGTTCATGCGATACCCTCCATTATGCTATAACCATTGTTGTGGGTTCGGGATAACAACGGCAATTATAATCTTCCCCAGGATGTGCGGCCCCTGGTTTAGAAAGTAACCCAGTAGAAGCCGCTCCACTAGCCCAAGAAAACACTCTGTTTTGCAATTCTCCGTGAGTAGTTCTAACTCTATTATCTTCTACAGTTTGCCATATATAGTTGGTAATACCTGCGCTTGTTTGTTGATTTTTAGTAAAAGCGCTAAATGCATCCCCTACTTGATCACGGGCCCAGAACTTAGCTTTGTTAATATCGCCCTCAGTATAATCTAATAATTGCTTTGTTAAATCCTTAACTGACAGCCCCTGAGTATAGGTATTTGCAGCTAAATTACTAACCTCATCTATATACTCACGGCCCAGTGTCTTAACTAAATTCTTATTAAACGTTTTATACGAGTTAACAAAGTCACCGTAAAGCGTGCTCTCTTGATTGATAGTTACACTTGCAATACGAGTGACCTTATCAATATTCCTTAAGTTGTTAATAGCCTTTTTAGTTTGACTAAAGGCCCATGCACTAATAACCTCAACATTCTTATCCACTTTATTTAGCAAAGCACCGGCAATGATAGTATCTATCTGCCTATTGTACAGGATATTAAGACGGGCATTAAACTCTTGCAATGTTGCTGAGTCTCTATAAGCCCGCTTAATCTCAGGGAGATAAGTCCTACCTAACCGTGTAATGGCTTGCTTGTAAATAAGCTCCATATCCCGTTCTAAGTGCTTAGGAAATTTATTTTTACTATTAGCCATATTAGTTTATTCTGTATCGTCCATATTAGTATCTTCTGTAGGTGTTTCAACCATGGGCGGTAATTCTGGTTCGTCCATATTAAGAATGTTGCGAATCTCCCTAAGTTCTGGGTCCTCTTCTGCATTCTGTAACTCTGTATAGCGTGGGTCAAGTTCTCTCACTTCCTGTGGCGAAGCCTTACCAATAGTCACATCAATCTGATCTCTCTGAGCGCCTTTTAAGTCAGCGTCCGCCTGAGATACAGGGTCAAGTCTCCATAGCGTATTCCATACTATCTCATAATCAATAGTTGCTCGCTCTTCATCATTCATAGAAAAATACAACTCAGTATCCCGCTCTTGTATAATCATATCAATTATACGCTCAACAACAGGGGTTAATACAAGCTCTTGAATTGTCCCCACCATAGCATAGTAATTTAATGTGTCATATTCGCCCGCAGTTACAACACCATACGCTTTACCCAATAGCACGTTTTTAGGTATGCCAGTCATGCCACTAAGATTATCAAATATAAATTCGAATATCTCTTTAATACCAGTCACATTATAAACCATCTTGTCGAACTCTTCAGTTGACGCTATCCCTATAGCCCCGTTAGTCTCCATATAGTGCTTCATCTTACACAATAGTTCAGTCTTATCTTTCACAGGCAACCCCACAAAATCATCGGATTTAAAAACCTTTGTAACCATATCAGTAACTAACTTAGACACTGACCATAAAGCCGAGTCCTGGGCAATAACCGCATCATAAGCAATGTCTAATACTGTTTGTCCCTGTAAATAGTCATACTGAAAATCATCATATATGTGTATGATTCTGGACTCGTCCACATCACCACCATTGATTCTATATTGTATTTTATTATAGTCTTTTTTGGTGGGGTCTACTCTGTTGTCAACCTGGAAATCCACAGAGTCTTTGTTGTCTATAACATTGATATAATCAATCTTAGATCCGTAGGGTATTGGGTTACTATAGTCGTTTTGTATTGTGCTACCCTTAACACCAATAAAAGCCAACCCGCCTTTTTGGTGACGTCTAGAATCCCTAAGGGTTTCTTTAAGCACCTTTTGGAAACCCAATTCTGATAGTCTGTTTTGTATCATTCTAGATATGTTTCTATCCTCAGTGTCAAGGTCAGTTTCTATCTCAAACCATTCACGGGTTGCGTCCTGCGCGGGATCGTCAACAATATTCTGAAAAAAGCCATTACTGTAATACAGCGAATCAGACTCACTGTACGTCCGTCGCACAAAACCCTGTCCGGTTAACCGTTGTGTAATATCTTTAGTAGTATTTCCACGATCGTTCTTAGGGTCCCTCATTACGTCACTTTTTATAAAAGTCCTTTGAAACCAATTTCTTTTCTTTGCCATTGTTTAATACCTATCCATTATATTTGTGCCCCCTAGACGTAACTCTCTACAGAGCCCCGCCAGTGCATCGGGCATATCATCGGGTTCTTGACCCTCTTCGTAGTCTAGTAATTGTGCCATTGCATTGTCATTACAATCATCTGCAAATATTATTTTATCCCAATTTTTACGAACATGGGTTATTATTCGAGCATGTTTATTTTCTTTCTCGTATCGGCCCTGTACAGAAGGGTATATTTTTTTAAACTCTTTAGTAGACAGCCCCTTATCTGCATTTTCTTCTATGTACATAGTCCCACATTTAAGGTCTTTTAATATCTTAGTTATACGAGTATATAGTCTGTCTATAGCATCAGGCCACATATACAATCTAACATAAGTTTGTTTATTTATGTCTTGTGCACCTACAGCCATTGCAGTAGTATTGTCTCCCTCATAAGCGGGGTCAACATAAGCAATCATCTTTTTAATCTTATCGAACTCAGGCCAAGGAGCTCTTTGTGGTTCACCAAACACCCGACCTTCATCGGTTATATGTTTTAAATAATAGTTAGCAGCAACCATGCTTTCAGTGTTGCCTACTCTCATAGCCTTCATAGTCTCGTCAAGCTCATCTTTACGGAACCCTGGTATATCAATAGTACCTACTGGATAAATATCTGGTTTAGGGCATATCGTCCATCCATCATCTTTGTGCCATGGTGTACCACTATAGAATATCTGACCATCAGGCTGCTTAACAATATTCTTCAATTCTCGAAGCATTGTCTTTGTTGCCTCTCTTTCTGTCTTAGATATACGGTCCTTAATATTTATTATATCATCAGGCATAATAAAATCATAGTGCGACCCGACAATATTTGACGTTATGCCTTTAGCATCAAAATTACCCTCTGGTGACGGCTTCTTTTTTAGACTCGTTTTAACCGACGATTTAGACCATTGATCAGTCTTTAAGTTGACAGTTTTGTAGAGAAAAGCAGCAATATATTTTACTTCCCTTGTCTCCATATGACCCATAATAGTATTGATAACTTTCTGTGCGTCGCTTTCTGCTTTACGTAATATCATGACTGTTGCATTAGGGTCGTAAAAAAGGTGATACCAAATAGCACCCACTATCAATATTGCAGTAGTCTTGAATGAGTTTCTATGGGCCTGCATTGCTTTTTTATCTTTCCTTATCCATGCGTCTTTAATCCATTCACCATGTAATTCTATTAAATCAGGATAGCCTAGAAAATGTCCAAACAAATGGGGTTTTGTTATAAACATATCTATATCGTCCCATGTTATAGGGTTATTGCTCATCTAGAAATCCACGTCCCATGTTATGCCAATAATCGCCACACTACTTACGGTTGAAGCAAAAGCACATAAAAACCGCTGCATATCGTGCCAGTGTTCGGGATTGAACTCCCATGCAACAAAAGAGAAAAACACATAAACAAAAGCAAAAATCATTAAAACAAAAAAAGACTTAATCACTAAATTCATATAACCACCTCACATAGTTATTTATTCTTTTTACGTATCTCATCAAGTTTATTAAGCGTATCCTCATCAACATTCATATCAACTTTAATCTGGTCCCCGTATCCCCGGTCTTTACCTTTCTTAGATACTACCCATTTAGCAATATCAGTGTCCCCCTCTTCAACTTTATTAAAGAGCACATTCTCGCACTTATCAAGCATGCTTTCACTTTCTGCTCGCATAGCCTCTACACATTCAGGATACATTTTAATATACTTATCTGCTGTCATCCAATCACAGTCAAGCTTATTAGCCACGTTAGACACCACACCTTTACTACCTTTTATAGCTTTAAGCATAATTGCCGCAGTGTAATTTTTTGATTTACCCGATACTTTAGCCATTTTGATTTTTCCGAAAATTAGTCATTATGTTAAACTCGTCCCATACACGTGACCATAGAATTTTACTCGTACGGTTCGTGAACTTGTTGTACTATCTGTGAATTTACAACTGATTCTTGTATTTGCTGGTTGCTGCGGTATCTGTACCGGTACTGGATTTTCACGGCTGAAAGTAGAAGTCCGCACAACGTCAACCGCACCTATTTTTGTCTCCTCACCCACACCGCCAGCATATATGTCAATAACTCCATCAAGTGTCGCAGAAATTTCTGATATAGAACACCAGTGTAAATCTAGTGCCTTAGTTATTGTGTTAGCTGGTATAACTTCCGTAATAGATCCATCCTCGCTCCAGGACCCTGCTGCACTAGTCAATGTCACTGGCACCGCCTTATCAGGATAGACAAAACTTGCCCCATGAACGTGATAATATCCTGTTAATAATAGGGCAGAAATTGAATTATCTCCAAAATTATACGGAACTCCCACAAAATCCGTCTTATTCCCAATAACATCCCTCATTTGATTGTTGTCCGTGCTGTTCGCAGACGGTACATCATGGTAGCCATCTATAGTAGTTACACCATTGTTAATTAAATTTATAATACCTGACCATAAACTCATAATTACCCCTCTTTATGTATTCCAACTAAAATTGTGCCCTGCGTCGCATGTATATTTAATGCCCATCCAATACGCTCTATACTATCCGGTGCTGTAGGTTTAGTTTTTGTAATACCACCAGCCACCGACGGACTTAAATATAATACATCACCAGCCGTAAAACTACTAGTATCTACATCCCTCACAATCCCCTGAGTGGTGACATACCCATCCGCATTATTGCCTATGTTATGTGTAGTAACACCCATAATCTCTGATGTAGCAACGTCGTCCGCTTGCCCTTTAGCTATCAAAGGTTTATTGCCACTTGCCCCGCTCACATAGACAGGAGTCCCATTATTGATAGTACCCCCCGTAGTGTTCCGCACCCTAACATATGACTCTTGCCCGATCTGTAAAGATACGCCCTCAATCTCGGTGTGTATAGTAACCGCTTTTTCATCAGTATCATAGTACATTTGACCCTCAATGTGAGTAAAGCCGTTACTCAAAGGAGTTAATACTAACCTCCTCAATATAAAAGGCTCAATCTGTAATGTTAATCCGCCCCAATTACTCATTACTGAGCCACCGCATGTAGTTTAATAGTCCCCGATTCATTAACCGCACGTATTGCAGTTACTTGTATACAGGAGTCTTGCACGGTCCCACTTACCGTCCCCAGGTCCCAATCAACCGCAACCGCTGTATTAGCAATGCAATCATCTACACTACTAGTTGTCGCTTGAACTTTACCACTACCTGAACTAATCTCTAGTGTTACACCCATTCCGTCTGTACCATTAGGCTTCAAAATCCAATCCGTATTACCTGGCGAAGTCAATTCTTCAGTATAAAAAAACTGTTTCTCATCTTTCTCAGAGTTTAAAGAATCTCTCTGCTCACTCATAGTTTGTATTGCCATTATATGTATACCTCTATTGTTTTATATCTTAAATATCTAATAAAATACTAAAATTGTCAAGCTTTTTTTAGTGCTCTATCCGTGACAGATAGTGACAGGTGACAGTTGTGACAGCGTGACACGTCATTTCCTATATAACCCCCT